CCGATTGCGTCCTGTGCGTCTAACTGTACTACCGTCGAGGGCTTGCTTGCCGCGTCAGCGATTTCTCGCTTGCTCTCCGTATCCGCCTGAATCTTCGCCAGTGCGATACGTTCTTGGGATGCAATCTTCTCTCTCTCGATTTGGAGTTTCAACTCCGCGTCAGACTGGGCTTTCTGCATATCCATGCCCATCTTCTGCTGCTGCATCTCCAAGTCGGTCTGGGCTTTCTGCTGCTCGAACTGGAGCTTCATTTCTTCGGGATTGGGCTGTGGATTCTGCGCTTGCTGTTGAGCCTGTTCCTGTAACTGCTGTTCACCCATCACAAACTGCTCAACATCCTTGAAACCCATGTTCTCGGCTGTCTTTTCCATATTGTGCGCCAACTGGTCGGGGGTGACGATTCCCATCTCCAATCCCACAATTTGCTTCTGCCACAGGTTATCAAGGTGCATTAACATCTGGTCTTTACTGCCAGTGCCAAGCCCTACAGAAATGGCGATATCCATCTCTGCGTTCCACTCTCTGGGGTCTACGTTCACCCACTCATTACGTAAGCGAACAACCCTCGGAACATCCTGATGGCGGATGGTCAGACGTAACAGCTTGCCAAACAACCTCCGCACAGCCTCACCCGCGATTCGTGCCGTGAGCATCTGGCGTTCTTGGGAGTTGTTCTCGATAATCTGCATACCAGTGGCAGTTTTATTGAGAGAATCCGCATCAAGCCCCTGATTGTACCGCGTAACCCCAGAGCGCTGTTCCTTGAGGGTGTCCTGATACTCGATAGCCGTGAATATCTCCTGACCAATCGGCTGGACATCAATAGGAGACACGCCCTTCTCCCCATCCCCTCGGATAATTCCACCGGGTACGTCGTTCAAGATGTCGGAAATGGTATTCTCGTTCACCTTCGTCTGGTCAACATAAAGGCGCGATGAGTTCTGGCGATAGAGGTTGTCGAGCAACTGGCGCTGTAAAGTGGTCTTAACCTCCGCAATCGGGAGTACCGTTTCCGCCAGCGCCATCCCGAAGGTCTGATGGGGAAGAACAATCGGCGTAAACGTGACTAAAGGATTTTCCTCCAGTTCCTCATTGTCCAGAATGAGGTGGTCACTCCCCGCCGTGGTTATCTTTCTGTACTCAGCTATCCCGTCCCCGTCATAATCCAGCCGGACGTAATGCTCCACAATCGGTACGGTTCTCATCGAATCGTCGATGGATTCGTAATCAACACCCGGATGCGTTTCCTCGAAGTCTGCGCGGATTTCTCTCTCGTAGCCTTCTTCGGGGTCGGATACGGCCTTTTTTACCAGTTCCTTGTCGTAACCCATCTCGATGAGGTCACTCACCGTCTTGGAATCATCCCTGCAATACGAATAAGCACACTCGTCAAGGTCGAGAGTACCGGGGGCAATACCAACATCTTCAGGCGCAACTGAAACGACGCGGGCCAGCTTCTTCATCGTCCGGCATTTATATCTCACGTCGAACACCGGAATCTGCGACCCGTCAGGCATTGTTTCCGCCCGCTCCGTCATCTCAGATACGATGTAATCCTCGCCCTGTAACAACAGGGGAATCTGCTCTTGAGTCAATCCGGTATGGGATTTCTCTGACCACACCTCTTTCTCTTCCCAGAATACCTTAACGAAGCCGTTAATCTGTAACAGCCCGTCTTTGAACCAGTTATGAAGAACGAGAAACCCGTTGTTGTCCTTTAGGAACACGTGGTTCATGTAGTCTGTGGCCTGCTCTGCCCCGGCCTCGTCTTCAGGCCCTACAGGCTCGCACTCGGCTATCTTATCTGTTCCAGCGAATATCTTTAGGAGGGCGGGCAGAGCCGACTCAATCGTGTCGAACACGTCACCCGACACAACCTTAGAACGCCCGTCAACCTCATCCCCGTATTTCTCCATACGGTAACGCTTGAGGGTTTCCATCCTCCGTTCAGTCAGGCGCGAAGACGTGCTTTCTCCGAGGGCTGCGTCGTACTGTGCTGATAGTATGGCCCGGAGTTCGTCTTCTCTCATTATCTCACATAACTAAGGTTATATTTCACAGGCTCTTTCTTCATCGGTGGTTTGGCATACTGCCCGACCGCTAAAAATGCGTCAGCCCCGTGGCTCCACATATCGTGGGTGGGTTGCTTGCCTATCTTGCCGGTTTCGAGGTCAACCGCGTACCGATAGCGACGTAAGCACTGAAGCCCGTCCGCTGTCTTGTCCTTATCGAACACACATCGGGAGAATATCGTTCGCGCTGAGTTAATAGCGTTCGCCTTCTGTGGCGTTCTCTCCACAATCTTCACGTTCTCCGGCTTCCCTAAGAGCGGATTGTTACGACACGCATCCTTCATCTGGTCGCGGATGCTCTTTTCTGCGGCAATCTGGTCATGGGCCGCGTCGTGGGGTAAGCAGTGGTCACCGTAAAGATACCCACGCTTGGCCAGCACCTCGATGTAGTGCGGCATCTTCTCGCCATTGTTCTGGTAGTAATCCACCATCCGGTATTCCATGCCCACAAGCTGGACGAACCATATCGCGGTGTTGTCGGATTGTCCCAAGTCCCAATACGTCTGGACGGGTATACCCTCCTGAACAGGCACACGGGTGATTCGGTTCTCTTCCGCCGCTTTTGTGAGTTCGCTTGCGAATATCGCGCCCTCGACGGCTTGCTTGCACTCTCCCTCCCATACATTCCGGTACGCGATAGGGTCACGGGCTAGGAGGTCAATACGCTCCTGTTCCAATACATCGGGAAACCACGGATTGTCCAAGTACCCAACCTTGACCACTCTCGCACCCGTAGGGGGGGATACCACGAACCGTTGATAGGTCGGGTCATCCTCAAGGTCAGGGTTGAACGACACCCATATCTCGGAGCCTTCTTTACGAATCGTTGGGATGAGAATGTCCCACGATGCAGCGGATACCGCTTGGGCTTCCTCCACCCACACAATATCAACGCCCTCGAATGACTTAAGCGAGCTGATGTTATGCCGAAGCCCAGCGAATAGAAATTCCGTTTTGTTCAACTTGCCGCGTATCGTGGTCGCCAGCACCTCATAATGAGCCTCAAGACCTAGCGCCCGTATCTGGTCGCTCAATAGCTTATGAACCGAATCCGCAATAGACTTCTGTATCTCACGGGCACACAGGATACGCAGAGGGGCCTGCATCCCCATAATCAAAAGAAATTGCGCGATGCTCCATGACTTCGCCGCGCCGCGCCCGCCGAATAGCACTTTATAGCGACAAGGCCCGGTGAGTGTATCGGCAATCTTGGCCGGTATCTTCAGGCGCAATTCGGTCATTTTCTACTTCCAGTTGGGCGATTTCATCGCGGTTCTGGTGTTTTCCCGGTGATTCGAGTCATTTTTACATACTAGAGGTTGAACATCTCACCTATTTCTTGTGAGGCGTAACATGCTCAACGATTATCTTAGTCACGATGTTCGCTTGAATCGGGTTGTCCGGGTCACCACCAATAGTGGTCTTATCCCCGTATCTCTTGGGCTTTAGCTTGGATGCCACCCATTTACGGGAATCAACCCGGAGCTTTGCTCTCTGAATGGCGTCGATGTTCAGCCTCGGCACTCCCTCGGCATCAATAATAACATCAGCCGCAGTGTAGTCAGAAATCTCTATAATCTCATCGGCATAGTGGTCTGCCTGTTCCTCACGCGCGCGGGCGTATTGCGATAGAAAAGGCGCATACTCTGCATCTCCGCTATCTGCTTTGAATAGCCATGTCCTTACGGTCGCTATTGAGGGTAGGTGTTCGCTTTTGCATATATTGCGAAGGCTCTCGCCCCCTGCTATGCGGCTGCATATTTCTTCGGTTATCGCGTCATTGAACTTTGGCGGCCTACCGATTTTCTTCGGAGGCTGTTTCTTAGCCATCGGCATTCACCTTTGGTTATGTTATGTGGCGCTGCCCGCCGGATGGTTGTCAAACGGGCAGCAAACTGTTGATTATTCGTGAAATTGTCCTGAAAACATCTTGTGCTTCAGTTCTTCCATCATGTGGACAATGGGCATATCGGGGTCACTTGTGTGATATGTGACCTCGCCGTCCTTCTGGATAACGATTGCAAAGAATGAATCTGGATTATCGTCAGCTATAGAGCGCAGGGCATACTCATCATCAAGCCAATCCCGCCTGGGGATTTCTTGTCGAGCGGTAGTCCCCTTTTGCTTGTAGATTTCTACGCGGTCTGCTTGGCGCTTGAATGTATAACCAAGGCTTCTAAGGGCATTAACAAGCGACTGACGAGGAATTGCCACGATTATCGCTCGCAATCAATTCCCACGGAACATGGAAACCCATGTCCTTGGCATTTCGATTTACAGGATAATGTGCTTCCCATCCTCTTTCCCTCAAAAAAGCATCCAGTTCATTGTCCTCAAGGAGGTCAGTAAACATTAGATGAATGCTCTCTGGAATCAAGCTATAAAGCTCATCAAGAGAATCAGCCTCCATCGCAATATTAAGCGGATCGCACTCACCTATCCACTTTCCAGAGCGCGTTTTAGTGGCAACCCACTTAAGTTGGCTTTGAATGGCAATAATGTTGATCATATCTGTGACTATACACCCAAAATGTTAAAATTCAATTACAGCGATAATTCGATGATATTAAACGGATTTTTTACTTCTTTTTTGTGGTTTTTTCGCACTGAGAGATTTGCTAGCCTTTGGTTTGGGTGGAGTAGCCAGCATCCGTTTTAGAACTTCATCACGCTTTTTATCAGATTCTTTTTTCATAGTGGAGCCATTTATATGAAACAAAAATTCACCGTTGTTCCTGACGCAGCCGAAAGACTCCTCTCAATACTGCCAGAAGAGTACATGCTGGCCATCGGAAATATAGCATTCCAATGGTCAACATTGGAAATGATTATAGAAGGCGCCTGTTGGCAATCAAGCGGCGTAAGAAACGATATAGGGCAAATTTTCACCGCTCAAATGCAGATGCAATCTAAATTAGATGTTGTGCAGACGCTTCTTACACATAAACATCCAAAACTGGCACAAAGATTCAAGCCGGTTTCTAACTATATCAGAGATTGCTTGATCGGGAAGAGGAACCTTATCATGCATGGAACATGGATGCCCGACCCAGAAACATCTAAGACATATATCAGGAAATTCTCGGCACGGGGCACTCTAGTATCTCATTCACGAGAAATACCCCTAGAAGAATTACACGACCTAGCGAGAGATATAGCAGACGTTAGCGCTTGGATGATGGAATTAGTTAGTAGGCTTCCATCATTGAAAGAAAGACGCGGCGGGCTAGGTCATAAGTCCCAAGATATTCAGAGCCTCCCTGACTTTCCCACTCGAAAAAAGAACGCGCTCCTGCCTCTAACATCTCGTCTGAAATCTCAATCCCCCCAAAAGGGGAAGAGGCGCACACAGAAGAAGGTGCGGAAATTAAAGCGCCTGCCTGTCCCGTAATGTTTCCCATATTACCTCTGGTACGTCAAGTATACAATCGCCCAAATCACATGGGTCAGCCCTTTGTCTACGCCAGTCCTAGGATAATCTGGCGGCCCCTTGCGGGGTCTTGAGATGCCTGTGCAGCTATTTAGCCGTTACGCCGAGCAACCTACGGAAGCCCACTACACAGGAACTTACTCTAACTCAGCGCGGCATCCTCAGACACCACTACCAAGTTACATCATGTATACCACTTCTCGGTTCCCGGTGTCAATAGGTTGTGTAACTATTCTCCGCCATAATCAAGATAGGCCCAATCCATTTTTCCCTCTCATCCATGAATATGTTTTTTTACCCTCATAAAAAATCTATCCGCTATGGAAAAATCCTTCTCAGGCGGCCTAAAATTTTTGGCAAAATCCTTAAATACCTTAGCGTTGATGGTTCCGCGCAGTTGATTGCATCTGAAACATGCAAGCACCACATTTCCTCTGGTTTTTCCGCCAAAACAGCGCGGCAATACATGGTCTTTTGTTGCTCTTGCGTTATGTCTTTTTCTTTTGGCCGTATTACTCATGCGCACATCACATTGGCAATAAAAGCACTTTCCGCCATGAGCCATTGCGAGCTTGTGTATGTCTATCCCCATCACACACTCCCCGGCTCTTGTTCCATTTCTTTTGAGAGATACTCGAATTTTCGGTAATTATCTGTGGGGTAAAAATCACAAACAAATGGTGGGCATTTATAAAAAACACCTGTTCGTTTTGGGTAATCGTTCATATCTTCATGGAACGGCGTCCCAGAAAACAAAAACACCTCTTCCCCGGCGTTTTCTTTAAGAATTGTATAAAAATCTTTATAATATACACCGTCTTCTGTGACTCTAACTATCGGATGACTAGCAAACATTCGGCCATCAAAAATACATATATCGTCACCCTCTTTAATATATGGCATAATATCAGCAAGCGTTTTCATACCGACCCCGGCTCTTGTTTGTACATCCATTCCCCCAACTCGTTCATCGCGTTCCGTATCATTCCGGGTAGAACCTCTTTCCTGCGGGCTAATTCTAGCGACAAATCCGTCATCGTTATCTCATCCAGACAAACCCGCTGAATTATAGGCCAGTGCCCCCGCATTTCCCTCTGGCAATCCAGCAGAAGAAAAAACGCATCTATGGTATTGTTCAGGCTATGCTCCCTAGATGATGGTCTGGGGGTATCGTATAGCGCCTGTGCTTTTAACTGTGGCCGTCCAGCCCGGACATAGAGAACCGTCAGACGTATTCCATAGTGCCGCTGGGATTCGTCTATTACCCCCCTCGCCTCTAACTCATGGAGCCGGGTTTTATGCCTAAGCCCTACCTGCTTCCGTGTCTGCCGGTCTGTGCCGTACTCTTCGATATTCCCGGCGTTCTGTATGAACCATTCTTTGGTGGGCGGTATCTCAATTCTCATTCAGGGCCTCACAGCGTCGTTAATGGTTACGGGGTAGGGCAGAGTACCTAAAACATGATTTCGCGCTTGCTAGGCCCATTTCCGTGGCAGGAAACGCCTATTTGTCACGAAGCCCTCGGTGGTTCAGGTTTCTCTGCCGCGTATTCGTCGTACAAATCCAGAAGTTCTTCAACAAACCATCTATCGCGGTAAGGGTCTAGCTTACCTGTGAGATACATCAACTCTCGGTGGTTATGGAAAAGAACCTTCCGCTCCTCCTTTTCGCGCTCACGGGCGAATTTTATCCCGTCCTGCGTGACTTGATGCCAGTGGGGGATGTTCGGAACGATTACAGTGCCCATGTTCACCACTCCGTATGCCAGCAGTTGGGTCGGCCCTTATCGGCTATTGTAGGGTTTTTTTCTTCCGATTCAAGCCAATAACTCACAAAATACACGGGCTTGTCAGACACAACGTGTTCCCTAGCGCCGTTGAGGTTCTTGATGGTGTTCCAGCATTTTGAGATGGTCGCCCGGTGGTTTTTAAAATGCCAAACCTTGCCTACCTCCTCGAATTCCTTTAGCTGGAGGTAATTCCTCGCCCTAGCCTCTGTGGCGAATTGCTCCGCGTAGTTAAGAACATGCTTCCGGTCTTCTTTTTTTTGCTTCGCCAGAAGAACGGCCTCCTCAATGGTTAAACCGGACAAAGCTGGGCCGGAGATGGCCGTGTTCTGGTAGTTCTTGTAGATAGTCCCGTCTTTTTTACGCATCTAAACCTCCTCAAAATATGGGCCAAAGTCCTTCACAACGTACCCGGCGTTTCTCTCGTCGCCGATGTTTACCCACTTGGTGTAGCGGGTTTCCATCATCTCCACCCATGCTTCCGGGGATTTTATATCCGGTCTGTGGATTTGATACACTTGGTCAAACGCCAGCCGCATACCCTCGCCGCCTCTGGTGTTCCCCTCTTGGTTGATTTGTGCCATGACAATGGCCCATAGGCCGTGTTTCCGTGCCGTGTCAGCAATCCACTGCGCCACCTCATCCTGATGCTCTGCGGTGCTTTTCTTGTCCGATTTCCCCCCCACAAGCTGAAGGTAATCCAGCACAAACCCGCGTATCCCATTGGTGATTCCCAAAAGCACAATGCTTTGAAGGCGCTCAAACGTCAGGCCGGGGGCGTTTTCGTAGACGGTGTAGTTTTTGGCGTTGGCGTAGTACTCCGCCAGCCTGTCCTCGAAATCAGCGTTGAATGGGGCTTTTCCTCTGAATGTGGCGGGATATTCTCTGGTCTGGCGGCAGATATTCCGCTGTTCGATTTCCTCCGGCGACATCTCCCCGCAGATGAACATATGCCGCGCTCCAGATTGGTTGAGGTGGTGGCTTATCCCCGCCGCCCACATGGTCTTGCCGACCTTTTTCCTCGCCGCAAACCCGTAAACCTTGCCGGGGAACAACCCGCCCCCCATGGCATCATCGAGGTTGTTGTATCCCGTTGAAATCGGCAGTACCGGATTCTGCATTGTTCCAATGATGCTCTGGATAACCTGCTTCTTCGTAAATGTCCCCCGTCCGGGCATCTCACCCAGAAACGAGTTGAGGGTCTGGATAGCCGTCCCGATAACCTCATCGGCGGATTCCGAGATGGTAACTTGCTTCGCGGATTCCTTCGTTGATTCGCACAATGCGATGGTACGACGGCGCTGTGAAAGCCCCATGATGGAGCGGGCGTATAACTCAATCGGGATGGTGTTTGTACCGCGATGGGCAAGAATCGTGAAGTACGCCATGCACCCGCCCTTGAAGTCGGAAAGGGCTTCGTCCTTCTCGAACAGTGGGCGGAGAGTGAACGGGTCGGCCACCTCCCCGCGCTTTATCATCTCCCGTATCGCCGAGAATATCCTACGGTTCACGGGCTCGAAAAAATCATCTTCCCTCAGGAAAGATACCTCCGCCATCTTGTGATTCCACAAGAGCAACGTACCGAGCAGGATTTGCTCTACGTCTGGGTTCCAGATGTCACTGTCTTGCATGGCGAGGCCCCAGCGTTATGGTGTACGGGTCGTGCTTTTTGATTGTGGTGGGGGCGTAGTCTGCTTCCCACATTCTCCCGTTAAGCCAAGTGGCGGCGTGGGGGATGTATTGCGTTTCCGTACCTTTTTTTCGATGGTGCTCAATAAACGCTCTAAGGGCTTCGATAAGTGTTCCATGAGGTATCTCCAGTTTTGCGTATTTTTCCCATGCCTTCGATTTGCTGCAATCCTTCCGGGGATACAATTCCCACCAGTCTAAAAACTCTCTGGAATAAACCACATCACGCTTCCCCCTTCTAGGGGGTAGGGGGTTATTGGATTCATCATTCATCATTCCACATTCAGGATTCAAGGAAGAGGGATTCAGAGCGAAGTGCTTTGTACCTTGGTCGCAAGTGCTTTCAACCTTGGCAGGATTATTTATTTCTCCCATTGTAAAATCAGGGATTTCTGACTTCAATTCGTTCTTGTGTGGGCGCTGATGTTTAAGAAAATTCGGAATCTGGATGTACTGACTCGCGCCTAGGCTGTAAACGATTATGTGTTTGGAGCGAGCGAGTTCGTCCAAGAGCGCAACAATTTCTACATTGTCGTATGGGAAAACCTCGGCCTTTATTCTCAATGGCCGGTATTCCATTTTCCCCTCGCGGTCTGCAAGAGTCCATAGACCGATAGCTAACAGCCGAGCCGCCATTGAGCATCCGGCCAGTTCTTCATTCTTAAAAAACGCAGGCTTAATATTGCGCGCGCGCATAAATTCTCCTTTGGCTCGTCCTTTGGCTAAAAAAAGATGGGAGCACCTCAACCCGCCAAAGGTTAAAGCGAGGCCGGATAGCTATTTCCGTTGCCCCCATATCTACATACCATATCCTTATAATATGGGCAATTTCCTTATGATAAACTTATGCTATGGGCAAAAAAAATCACGCTGATAGAGAGAACTGGTCTTGATTCAATTCTAACTGCGCGATGTTCTTTACGGCCTGTTTATAATATGATGGTTTAAGCTCTATCCCCACCCCCATGCGCCCCATCTCAACAGCACCGTAAACCTCGCTACCGATGCCCATGAATGGCGTGAAAACTATATCGCCGGGATTAGTCCACAGATGTATGCAACGCTCTATAACGTCAAGCTGAAGCGGGCTTATATGCTGCTCGTCTTTCTCATCTCTGGCGTTCATGTATTGTAGGGTGCGCGACTGGTTTATATCGGCCCATACTGGGGAAGCATATCGCTGCCAGACCTCAATGGAATACCACTTCTCGGCATCGGCCTGTGATTTTCCTTTTCGCTCGCTTACGGGCTGGGGAGCATCCCCGTCACCAACGTAATGCGTGAGTTTTCCGGCGACTGGCTGCGGATTCTCCCCCGGTTTACGGAATGTCATGATATAATCGGCCAGTCCCTGCCCGGAAACGGTGGAATCCTTCTCCATCTGCTTATGTAGCAATCGGATAGACTTCGTGCGCTGCTGGGCTATTACAGGGTCTTTCCAGATGCATACCTCGCTATGGAACTGCCAACCTTCGGCCTGAAACGCCCGGACAATCTCGCCACGAAAATCCCGTATCCCGATAAAGCCATTACGCACCTTTGACGTAGGGAGCTGCATACAATGAACACTCGCCAGTCTTCCCGGCATCGTGATGCGGAACAATTCTTTGATAATGAATCCATAGTGAAGCCAGAATCCTTCGCTGTCGTTGTTTGATACGTCGCGGTCGGAGTTGCTGAATTTATAAAGACCCTCGAATGGAGGAGAGTGCAGCGAATAGTGGAAAGAATCTTCGGGAAATTCCTTCATTAACTCGCAGGAATCTCCCTCATATATTGCGTATTTATCGGTGATTTTCTGATTAACGGCTTTCATTTTGACCTCATAAATGTTGGGAGTTTCATTGCTTCTTGTGGTAAATAACTCGCGGTTTCTCTGACTGCCCCGCGTATGTTCTCTGCGTTAATATCGGCCATGTGCGCTACCATCTGCCGCGCCATGTGTTCCGCCTGTTCTTCTTTCCTTTGGATGTTTGAAACAACCGCCCCCTCTAATTCGGATGCGATAAAGTTAGCCGTCACTTCTTTTGTCTGTCCGAAGCGCCAGAATCGTCTTACGGCCTGATATATCTGCTCGAATGAATCGTTAAGGCCCACGAATGTTGTTTTGTGGCAATGCTGCCAATTCATTCCGAATCCGCAAATGGATGGCTTGGTTATTATCACCCGAATATCACCACGGGAGAACGCATCTAAATCCGCCTCTTTCTTTTCCTCTGCATCCCCACCGCGCACTTCAACCGCTCCGGGTATCATATTGGCCAGCATCGCGGATTCGTCATTGAGGTTACACCACACAACGTGTGAGTCGTGGCCGTTCACAATCTCCGCCGCCTTTTCTACGCGGTCTTTTATCGTTGCCCTGCGTGTTGTCAGCCTCTCACTCATGCTCTGCGCCTCCATCGGGAACAGCGTACCACTCTCAAAGCATGGCGCGTATTCAGCCTTCACTATATGCTGCTTCTTAATCAGCGCCGGGAGGATGTATTTGCTGCCGTCATAGCCGAAGTCTGCGGGGTTTTGTAACATAACCGCCCATGACGCCATCCAGCGCCAGAAAGCGGCCTCTGCGTGTCCCTTGAGTCGCCAGCTTTGTGTATTGCTTCCGTCATGCACGAAGAACGTGGAAAGCATATCCGTGTAGGACATGATGCCTAGAAACTCCGCGTGGTTGCCTAATTCCATGAAGTCATTAGGGGCGGGGGTTGCGGTCGCCGCAAGCCGAAATGGAATCTGTCGGCAATCCCTAATAAGCTCGGTGCGATAATGCCCTGTTTCGTTTTTCAATATGCTGGATTCGTCTAATACGATGCAGATAAACTGCGACAAGTCGAAGTGCTTAATCTTCTGGTAATTCGTGATTGAGATAGAGCAGGAAACATCGGCTTGGCTGGATGCGCGTTTTGCTTCAATCCCAAACTTTGCCGCCTCCCGCTCCATCTGTGCGCCTACGGCCAGCGGGGTGAGTATCAGGGCCTTGCCGTTAGTCTTTCTCGCTACCGCATCAGCGAATGACAATTCCATGAATGATTTACCCAGACCCGTTCCGGCGAATATCGCGGCCCTTCCCCGCTTCAATGCCCACCTAACAATATCGCGTTGAAAATCGAAAAGGTCGGATGATAGATTGACGGATTCGCAAATTCCCGTAGGCGGCTGTAGTATTGATTTTTTCTTGATAAATTCGTTGTAATCCATATCACCCTCCAATCAACACATAACGCGCAAGCTGCCCTATGCCGCTCTCTAGCGTCCGTATGTCGTAACCCCTCTCCCTCAGCCGCATGATGTAGCTGCTCAACCGGAAGCCCGTCGGGAAGTCCAGCGGGGTAATCCCGGTTCTGCGCTTCTTCCGTAACAGCGCGAGGGTTTTACCAATCTGGCCGCTAAGACGTGCGGCTGAAAAAGTCTTCGTTTCCTTCGCCTTTGACATCTGAAAATCCTTCCGTTGGTTTGTGAACAAGCTTAACTTCTATCCCGTACTCAGCATTCACCAGTTTTCTTTTGAGTGCCGATAACGGGTTGTCCATCCCCTTGAAATCTTCGATTACCTCGAAGCCGTCTTTTTTGTAGCTGAAATCCAGAATTACAGTGCAGACCTTGACCCCCTTAATGACTATCGGGAACTTCGGCTGGGTCTTTAGGTCGGTTATCACCCCCCGCCTCTGGCGTTCCTTTAGGACAAGATACCGCTGCCCCTCCCCCTTGCTGTGGAATGTTATCCCGTCGATGACCGTCCGAATGGCTCCGTATTTGTTCATTCATCAACCTCCGGCCAGATAAAGCAGCGTTTCTATGGTCATGCGCTCAATCCTTTCATAATTTGTCTTATGACTCCGGGCGGGTTTCCGTTTCCAATAGCGTGTAGTCTTTTGGTAACCCCATTATTGCCTCTGCAAAGTTTGGATGGGTACAAGGCGGGCATGTCGGGGATGTCCTCAACCCGTCTGACATCCTTCCACGCATCAAATTCTCGCTCCCTATGTATCGTGAACGGGAAGAACCTGCGCCATCCGAAGCCCCTATCGTGGGCAAGAATGTATGCTCTGGCGCGATGGTGGGGTGCGCCAATGGCTCCCGCCGATATGCAATCCCATTCCGCATCATTCCCGATGGAGGCCAAGCATCCGAGTATTTCTCCCATGTCACTTGTCCGGTTTCTGTTAAACAACGCTGCCACGTTCTCCAAGAGCAGGTATTTTGCTCCCACCAGGCGAAAGGTGTTAATGGCCTCCCAGAACAATCCTGAGCGCGAACCCCGTACACCTGGGGCGGCTGTGTGAGCAAAGGCGGCGGTGCTGATGTCCTGACACGGGAATCCCCCAATGACGCAGTCAACGCCTCGCCCAATGATTTCACGCACCAGCTTATCGGTTTCGTCGGCCAATGCTTTTTCAGTATTTTCCTTGCCCATTTGTCATTCTCACAAAAACCGATAATTTCATGTCCCGCACGTTCTGCCCCTAGCGCATACATTCCAACACCGCTGAATAGGTCAAGTACGCGCATATAATCCCCTGTTGGGGGAGGCGTTTCTAGCCACCTCCCCCGGCCTAGCGACAGGAAGGCTAATCGCTAGACTGTTCGTGAAAATCATTCGGCGTAACTTTGCCCTTCGTCACCGCAATGATTTTTGCCATAGTCTTTCTAGGCGGCGTGGTCTTCCCTGA